TAGGCTATAACATCCAGAGAAAAAATGTTGAAAAACTTCCTCCTGTTAATGTACATTTTCGTTGCCCTACCCGCACTGATGCTAGTGACGCTGACTTCATTGTCCCTGATAGCCGTGAGGGATGGGTTAAACTCCTTGGTAAAACTCTTAAAGCGGCTCTTCTAAGCGACAGCGAGAAAGCTGCCACCTTCACCTATGGTGCTCAGCTTGTGCGTGGAAAAGGTGCTCCCATCAAGGGCTTTGGCGGCACTGCCAGCGGCCCAGAAGACCTGTGCAATGGCATCACCAGCATCTCCTCTGTGCTGGAGAAGAGAGCAGGCAAGCAGCTTCGTCCCATTGACTGCCTTGACATTATGAACATCATTGGTTCCATTGTGGTGGCTGGTAATGTAAGACGCTCTGCCCAGATTGCCATTGGTGACGCTGACGATGTTGAATATCTGTTGGCTAAACGCTGGGATATGGGCAACATCCCCTCATGGAGAGCCATGTCAAACAACAGTGTTGTCTGTGATGACATCAATGACTTGCATGAATTCTTTTGGGATGGATATGAAGGCAAGGGAGAGCCTTATGGCCTCATCAATTTGAGACTGTCTCGCAAGGTGGGACGCTTAGGTGAGACAGAATATCCTGACCCATTGGTGCAGGGCTACAACCCCTGTGCTGAGCAGAGCTTGGCTGATAAAGAAACCTGCTGCTTGGCAGAAATCTATCTGCCCAACATCGCAAGTCAAGAAGAATTTATTGACATTGCCACCCTGCTCTATCGCATTAATAAGCACAGCCTTGCTTTGCCTTGCCATCTAGAGCAAACAGAAGCCATTGTCCATTCAAACATGCGTATGGGCATTGGCATCACTGGTGTGTTGCAAGCAACAGAAGAGCAGAAGTCTTGGCTTGATGAGACATATACAAAGCTGCGCTCCTTTGACAAGCAATACAGCAAAGAGCATGGCTTCAATACATCAGTGAAGCTTACCACTGTGAAGCCCTCTGGCACCCTGTCATTGCTGCCGGGAGTGACACCGGGATGCCACCCAGCCTATGCTAGGTTTATGATTAGACGCATCCGCATTGCATCCAACCATTCATTGGTTAATGTATGCAGAGACAGTGGGTATCCTGTGGAATATCAGCGCAACTTTGATGGCAGTGAAGACCATTCCACTATGGTTGTGTCGTTCCCCTTCCGACACCCTGATCATGCTGTGCTGGCTAAGGACATGACAGCCCTTCAACAACTGGAAACAGTGAAGTGGTTGCAGGAAACTTGGAGTGATAACAGTGTGTCCTGCACTGTCTACTATCGCAAGGAAGAGTTGCCTGAGATTAGAAAGTATTTGAAGAAGAATTACAAGAACAATCACAAGAGCTTGTCCTTCTTGCTGCACTCAGAGCATGGCTTTCACCAAGCACCGCTGGAAGAAATTACAGAGGAGCAATACAATGCTTTGGTTGCTAGCACTAAGCTAATCACATCCATTGATGAAGCCAACATTGGGCTTGATGATGACTGCGCCACTGGTGCTTGCCCAGTTCGCTAACATGAGAAACTTTGTCGCCACTTATTCAAGTGAACGCAACCTCTTCAAAGGACAGGTGCATATCAGCGCCTCATCCATTGGAGAGGCTCAGGATAAATTCTTTGAATGGTTGAAGAAACAATCTGTATATCCACACATGTGGAATATGTATGTGGATTTTACAGAGATTGGGGATAGCCTTTGAAAGAACTTGTCATAACACCAGACATGCTTGTTGAAGCAAGAGACAAAGCTGTGGAGATGGGTCAGTTATATAACAGTATAACTAGAGGGGCTGGTAACATTGCTGGCTTCATTGGTGAAGCCATTGCTCAGAAGGTATTGGGTGGCACTCTGTTCAACACATTCGACTACGACCTGATACACCCATCAGGAAGCTTGATAGATGTGAAGACAAAGCAGACAGGCTATGTGCCTTTGGAAACATATGACTGCTCCATTGCAGACCTCAACACAAAGCAAGATTGTGACTACTATTGCTTTGTTAGGGTGAAGAATGACTTCTCAGTTGGTTGGTATTTAGGTGTGTATGAAAAGCAACAGTATTTGCAAGATGCTGTGTTTATGCAGAAGGGCACCATTGACCCATCCAATGGCTATGTGGTAAAGTCTGATTGTTGGAATATCAAAATATCTCAGTTGAAGGAATATCCATGAACATCAAACAAGAACGCCATGCTCCTTTGCGTATCCAATTTGAACAGGGATACAAAGCATTCATCAATGGATGGCTGTCTAACCAGTATAATCCATCCTCCATGATGGGCAAGGAATGGCAAAGGGGATTTGATAGAGCCTACTTTGACAACCTAGACTTGGTTAAAAAGGGGCATTAGTATAATGGAGAATGCAAGGGTCTTCTAAGCCCTCAATACAGGTTCGATTCCTGTATGCCCCTCCAAGCTCTGTTAGTTAAGTGGTATAACAGTTGATTTGTAATCATCTATCGGCAGTTCGATTCTGTCACGGAGCACCACATATCATGCTCTTTTACTAGCCAACCCACCTCTTCTATATTTAGTCTCAGTGTCTGGTGCAGGCATTCTCAATTCATCTGGTGCAGCAAAGGGACTCTTCCCTTGTTCTAAGCGTTGCTTAGCCCAGCCCTCAGCCTTGTCATAGATCTTTGCTGTTGGTTCTTTACCAGCCAACAGATGATCAACCTCATCTTTAGTTAATGTTGGCACAAGCAATGGATGCTCTACTGTCTTTCCTTTATATTCAAATTCAGATGAAAGTTCTGTAGCCACTTCCCCTTCCTTTGTGGAAAGCTCACCAAAGTATCCCTTACCTTTGACACCTTCTCCACTATGCCTAACACCATAAGGTGCTAAGCCTTCTTTGCTACCTTGTCTTTTCAAGCCTAACCCACCCTTAGCCAATCCCAATCGTTTAACATTCTTTGGGTATTGTGAAGCTGGGCCTTCGGCTCCTTCAAGCTTCTTAGGCACCCTCTCTTCACCACCAACAAGTCTTCTGACAGCATTGACAGCTTCGGTTCTTTCTTTAAGCAATTGTTCTTGCTCTTTTATAGGAGCATCCACATCTTTTTCTTTCTTCAACACCTTTAAATTTTTTGATAGTTCGTCTAACACTTCAGCCTTCTCATCAGAGCCTACTTCTTTAAGATATTTTTTTACTGTGTCAAGACTATAAGCAATATCTTTGTCTTTAACAAGCTCTTCCAATCTTCTATCTGTTGTCTGACTGCTTTTAAAACTACCAAGCCCACCTTGCTTTATTGTGTTCTCTGTTCCTGTGTGTCTAAACTCATTCTTAAATAATCTTTTTATTTCTTGATAGACAGAATAAACATCACTTGGTGTTTTAGTTTGTTTCTTATCTATATCAAATAATTTTTTACTTATATTACTTATATATAAACTTTGCTTTCTTTTTTCACTCTCAATAACTGCATATTTTCTCTGTATGCTTGTCTCTTCAGGCTTAGTCCCTTTTAAAAAAGATTGAAGATCTTCGTTTGCGTCTTTAAATTTAGTGTCTGTTTTCATTTTTAATTTTTCAGACTCAAGAAAAGCATCTTCTGTTTCCCTAAAAATTAAAGAGCGAGGTAGTCCAAGTGGCCTAGCTATGTCAGGAGAACCTGTAATTGCTTGGGCCATATAATTAAAATCTTTTCCTAATTCTTTTTCATAAGCAGACAACGGCATATCCACTCTTCTAAATAAGTAATCAGCATATGGTATATCAGTGTATGATATGTTCTTAACATTCTTACCACCAAATTCTGGACTGTAATAATTTAACCGCAGATCTCTGGTGAAAGAAGTGGCACCCACATTAAGTTCCGCATGTTCCTTATTTTGTTTTGTCTGAGGGTCAAAGAATCCTCTAGCAATTTTAGCTGGTGTTCTTTCTGTAGTGGTGCCGTGATATAGTCTCTCAGGTGGGCGATCTTTATACTTCTCCCTCAAAGCATCAAGTCTCTTCTGATAGTTAGCAGCAAACGAAGCAAACTCATTGATGTCAGCAGGGTTGGTTAAATCAACCTCTTTCTTCTTCATCATTCTATAGTCGCCTTGAGCAACAGCTATAGCATCGTCACTAATAGATCCCATTTCAGGAAGCTGCTTTAATGCATTGAACGCTTCAACCCTTATATCTTTTAGAGCAGCTATAGTTTCTTTTCTTCTATTAATAAAATCTTCTCTTAGCTCTCCCCTTTTTCTACCAGCAATGGTGTTTAAATCTGCTTCTTTACTAACTTTATTAAAGAGTTTATTTCTCTCTTTGTCTCCCAATATATATTGGTTATGTAATTCATACACAGTGTCAAACACACTACCTTGTTTTATTTTTGCTGGTGTGGGAGGAAGTTCTTCTGCTACTGTTGTAGTTGGTAAGTCAGGAGCAGGCTTTGTTTCTGGAGCTATCTCCTTCATCTTAGCCAACAAACTAGTCTGATATTCTTGTGGGAAGTCAGCTTTATATTTATCCAACTGATATTGCGACCCCATCTGTGTCTTCAACAAAGACTCAGCTTGGTTCATCTGGTCAAAGGAATAGTTTTTAGTGGCTTCTAAGAAGCTTGGAGCAGGCTCAGCAACAGCAGGAGCCACTGGTGTAGGAGCAGCCTCTACCACAGGCTGAGGAGCAGCCTTCTTAGCTGGTGCCAGCAGAGTATTAGTTTGCTGAACGGCAGGAGCTACAGCCTCTGTGGTGGTTTTCTTAGCAGCCAATGCCTTGGCTTCTTGCAGCAATTCACTAGCAGACTTCTTGAGGGTTGTGCCCACCACTTCACCAGCAACTTTAGAAGCAAGACCACCAGTGGCAAACCCCGGCTGCTTCTTCAAGGCAGCAGCTATGGCAAGGGCTGACACATAGTCTTTTGTCTCAGCCAAGTCTTGCTTCATGTTCTGTTTATAAAACTCAGCAGTGGCTCTCTTAACCTCTGGTGCCAAAGCACTATACTTCACCTCAAATAAACGAGCTTGTTTGCCTTGTGCAAAAGCCTCAGCCTCTGATGTTTTAACAGCAATGTCTTTAGCATTCTTCTGCACCCAGCCAAGTAGATTTTGCATAACAATTTTCTGTGTGTCTTGACCTGCTTGTCTATAGAAGTCAGTGTCTCTAACAACATCAAATGTTTGTATGAGCAAAGGAGCCATAATCTTACGAGCATTGGCATCAACAATCTTATCTCCTGTGGAGGTAAAGATTTTATTGTTAGGTACCTTAAGCCGTGTAATTTCTTCTTCTAATACTGTTGGAGATTGTTTGATGGTGATACCAGTAAACATCTTCAATGGGCCAGAGTCATTGAATGGTGCTTGCTCTCTTGTGGCTGGCTGAAATTCAGGAAGCTGTTGCTTAACAACAGGGGTGCGCTTCATCAACTGCTGTTGAGCAGAAGATAAGAAGCCTTCTTCTCCCGGCTTAATTTGATAAGCATCTCTGGGCAATGTCTCATCTCTGTCGATGGCACCAATGATGTCGCTAAGCTGTTGTGCTGGTACTAAGGCTCTACCAAAATATTCACCTGCCCACTCACCAAAGAATGTAGATATTTTCTTATCAGCACTGCCTTCGCCTGTCTGCATGTTAGACAGTGATTCAGAAAACTTATCTCCCAACCAAGAGTAGGTTCCAGCAGGAGCTTTAAATCCTGTCATTGCTTCTAAGAATTCTTTTGTCTTGAACTCATCTGTTCTACCTTTGTTAAATTTAACAAGATAGTCACCAAGGGCTAGGAATGGAGCTAAAGGAAATAAAGCTCTAGCGTCCACCAAGCTACCATCTGGGTTTTTAATATCATGCCAAGCGGTGTCTTGGTTTGCTTCACGATATTTATAGGAAGCATAGATGGCAGAAGTACCAACAGCACCCTTAGAAACATTCTCCAAGCCTTGTGTCAAATATCTTTGTCCTGCCTCATCACCCTTAGCCAACATGGTGGCACCCTTGGTAACATCAGCAGCCCCAGACAGCATGCCCATAGGACTATGCTTGTATGTCCATGTCATGGCATTAGCCATAAAGCGAGGGAAGGGAATGACAGTGGAGCC